CGATTTATTGGCAGGGAATAGAATATTTACCTTTCCCTATTCAAAGTTCTGGTTTTGAAAGTAAAGGCGACGGTTCGTTGCCTAGACCCAAGCTGGCAGTCTCAAATCAAGATTTTTTCGTTTCTAATTTAATTCGACGCTATAATAATTTAGTTGGTGCAAAAGTGGTAAGAAAAAGAACTTTTGCAAAGTTTTTAGATAATCAAAATTTTTCTGACAACAAAAACCCCTACGGTTCTGCTGACGCTACTGCTGGATTAGAAGATCAAGTATTTTATATTCTTAGAAGAGCAACTGAAAATCGTGCAGTTGTTGAGTTTGAATTATCTTCTCCTTTAGAAATTGAAGACGTAACATTCCCCAAGAGATCTGTAATTGCAAGATACTGCGGTTTTCACTATCGCGGCAATGGATGCAAATACATGGGGCCACCAGTTGCTGACGAGAATGACATGCGTTTAAGAAAAGCTGTTGATTTTAAAGCGGGGCTTTTAAGAAGATATTATACAGGAACAGCTGCGGGATATGCTAGTGATCTTAGTACAATGACGACAAAAATTGCAAATTCTACATTTAGTTCTGAAACAGTTCTTTCAAATACAACAGTAGAAAATGCAGAAAATATTGCTCATGAATTTATAGGATATTTTAAAGTAAATGCAAATGAAGCTGGTGTTTATGAATTTGGACTTGATCCTGACGATAGCGCGGACTTATTTATAGATGGAAACAGAATTGCATACTTTTATGGTGGCAGGGGTCAAGCAGGTTCTCCGACAGGAACAACAACTTCTACTCTTTCGTTGTCCGCAGGGTATCATAGAATTTTGATCAGACATCATGAGTACACTGGAGGACAAGGCGTAACTTTATACTATAAGCCGCCTCCAATAACTGGGAGTTCAACTTGGGAGGCTGTACCGGCATCAAGATTTTACTATGATGTTTTAGAGCAAAATACTTTAACTTCTAGTCAAAGATTTTATTCAAATTCCCCGTTAAGCTCTTCTATCCCTCTCGGCAACAATGCTTTGTTGGACGGATTAAATAGAGGCTTGTGGAAGGCGAATGCTGGAATTTATAAAGTTGGAGAGTTTGTTTATATTGAAAATCATAATGTTAAAGTTGCCAAAAGAGATATAAATGCAATTCCTAACTACACTCCTCTTTTAAGGTTTTACGTTTGCGTCAAAACGCACACGGCAAGTGGAGCAAGAAATCCCTCTTTTAATAAAGAATACTGGGTTTGCGACCAATGCTCTAAAACCCTTAATGGATGTAAATTAAGATTTGGATCTGGTGATTATTTACCTTTCGGTGGATTTCCTGGTGTAGAGGAATATTCAGTTTCTTCACAATAATGCAATCAATAATTGAACACGCAAGTAATTCTGAACTGGAAGTTTGCGGATTTGTTTTTGTTGAAAACGGAGATTTAAAAACAGAACCTGCAAAAAATATAGCAGTATACGCGAATGATGTATTTGAAATTCATCCGTTGGAAATTCTAAGGCACATCAGAAGCGGTAAACTTGCCGCGATTTATCACACTCACCCAACTTCAACAGAACAAGAATCAACATTTGATCAATTCAACTGCGAAAACTCTTGCATTCCTTACATTATTTATAGCAAAGAAACTAAAAAATTTAATTTGTTGCTGCCTAAAAAATCACATGTAAAACAAGAATATGTTGAGATATTAAAGAAAAAATATGACTAATGTTTATCTATACGGAGAATTGCGAAACAAATTTGGCGAAGAATTTAAATTTAATATAAATTCTGCTAAGGAGGCTTTGCTCGCAATCAATGCTAATAAAAAGGGATTTTTGGATGAAATAAAGAAATTGGCTATGAAGGGGGTTCACTATAGAATGGTGATTGACGATGAAGTTGTTCAGCATCCCAAAGAAGCAGAGATTCAAAAAGCTCCAAATGAAATTCATATAGTTCCTATTGTTTGGGGGGCGGGTAAAAATGGGATGGCGATAGGAATGATAGTGCTTGGAGCGGTATTGGTCGTAGCTACTGGAGGCGCTGCGGCAATTGGACTTAGTGGGATGAGCGCTTTCGCGGCAGGAGGTTCTTTAGCTGGAATTGCAAGTACAGTAGCAATGATTGGCGCATCAATTGCCATTCAAGGAGTCATGTCACTATTAACGCCGAAACCAAAAGCAGACTTTAATCAAGAAGTTCAAGCTGGCGGCAAATCTTATTTATTCGGAAACAAACCAGCAAACACATCTCAAGGTCAAGCGGTTCCAGTTGGATATGGTAGATTAAAGATTGGAAGCTCTCAGATAAGCGCAAGTACAGATCATTACGCTTTAGCAACTGATATTAAGCAGTTGATGACTCCTGTTGATAAGCCGATCAACGAATATGTTGAATTGGTGGCTGAAGATGAAGCTGCGCCAGCTGGCCCAGTAGAAGATATGTTCAGCACCAATCAAGCTGTTGACATGGATGATACTACTACATTTTATACTGTTAATGTCTTAAATTCTTATATCGATATTGTAACAAACAGTGCAGATAAAGTTTTTTCAAATCCTGTTGAGGTTATCGTTACAAAAAATGGTAATATAGTTTCTAATCCAGACTTAACAACCTACGATGAAAACATAACTTATGAATGGGAAGAGTTGAGCAATGATAGTTCGAAAGGAAAAGTCTTCATTGAATATCCCTATGCAGTAAAATCAGGATTAGTTGCTCGTTCTTATCACGCTCCAGATTGGAAATTACAATCTGATTATACCGATTTAACCAGCAGCAGCCCAGCATACTATCAAAAATATTCTCAAGGTGATTTAGTAAAGTTCGGTCCATCTCAATTTAATAATTTAAAATTTGCAACTTGGGACACTGGTTATAATTATTTTAGCGGAGAACTTGTAAATTATCCAACGGGCAGTCCTGCAATTGATACATACTTTCAAGCGATAGTTAGTACAGGATTTTCTGGTCAATTACCAACTGGCGCTGGAAATACGATAAACTCAACATGGTGGAGAAAAATCTTACCGCCAACTCTTGAGTATTTGTATAAATGTGTACCTGCCGGTGGTATTTCCGGTCACTTGCCAACAACAGGCGCAGTTGCTGGCGGCATTCCAGTTGCAGAAACTTCGTTTTGGACTCAAATTGGAGTTATAAATACTTCTGGAGAAATGGAATTATTATTTACTGGAGGTTTTGCTGGATACGAAGATAAAAATCAATACTCGGGTATATTAGAAGTTGTTCGTTTAAATGAACAAACTTTAAATGGAGTTAGCGCAAATGTAGATAATTACGGAATGGAGCTTTTGGGTTATTTTTATGTACCCACTGTAGGAGGCGATGGTAAATCATTTGTCAAAGGATTGTATGAAATTGGAACCGCAACAGGCTTGTACGAAATTATAAAAATTGGAGGCACAGGTCAATGGAGTGGCGCTGGTTTTACTGGTCTTAATGGAGTAGCTTTAACACCTAGAATTGGATCAACATTTTATAAAAATGCCACTCAGCAAACGGGAGATGGGGAAGTTATGCAAGTTCAAGCGTACAAATTTAAACTTGATTCTGATGACGCTTCTGACTTGTACATAGACTCTACTTTAGCGAGTAGTTATTACGGTGGACATGGAATGTTCGCTGGATTTGCAGATCCATTTAACCCAACACATGCAGAAATAGACGCTCTTCCTTCCACAACTACAACTCTTTATTTAACAGCAGGATATCACAGATTATACGCTAGATATCAAGATGCAAGAGGTGGAGATGGAATTACTATTTATTATAGTCGCGATTCAAATAGAGATGATGTATTTTCTAATTGGGAAACAGTACCCAAAGGAAGATTTTTCCACACAGCTTCGGATTTAACCATTCCCAAAACACAAAAATTTGCAGATGTTGGTAAAAGAAAAGTGGCTGTAGCTGATATGGTCGCAAATGAAGAATATAAAATATTCGATGCTGGTACTACATCAAATTGGACATCAATTGGGGCCGCTCCATCTGAAAGCAATGGAACTATTGCTGCGGGAAAAACTCTTTTTGTTAAAAATTCTACAAACGCTAACGGTAACGGCTCGGTTGTTGAAGATTTTATAACTTATTCTGAGCAAAAATCAGCCGAATCAAATAGAATTGCCAGATTTATATCCGAAAGACCTTTAGTTAGAGGGCAAAGAACAACTGGATATTCCTTTTATAAAGCTAGATATCGGTGCAAGGTTACTGTAAATAATAGAGACATTTATTATTCCGCTCCAGTTAAAGTGAATATTAATTTCTTATCAACACCTACAAGATTTAGAGGAGTTTCACCTCCAGAATTAAGCCAAGCAGTTCAAACGGCATAATGAAAATTTTAAATCCATACAGATTTTACAGAGGAAGCAGTAGCGGGAAACAAAACAATAAAGTTCCTTCTCTTACTCCTCCAAGACCTCAAGATTTAAAAAAATCTATATCAATCGCAGAAATTGTTGATTTGCTTTGTGAGGGTCCGATTTATGGTTTGGTTGATCAATTTGGCAAAAAAGTTTATGGTTTAGATATGTTAAAGGGAGTTTATTTGAATAAAGTACCAGTTATGAATTATGATGGTAAATATAATTTCCGAAATGTTGTTATGGAAATTAATTTGGGGACAG